TATTTAATAAACACCATTCATAAAGGTCTTTAGGACTCATTCTAAACGTCTCTTTAGCGTTCCATACCCAAGCAACAAACTCCGAACAATACATACGCTGACCTTCGTCTTGTTTTTTCTTCCAAGATCCTGTTAAAAGTTCTATTGGTTGCTTTACAATTAATCCATCGAAATCGTATGCTGTATGTCCAACTTTTGATAGCGCCTTAATTGCTACTTCTTTTTCGTTGTAGTCGCTTATTTGCCTATGAACTATATAATCATAGCCATAAGTCTTTTTCCATTCCTCAAATGGTCTTAAATTAACTCCATCTTTTTGCGCATCTATTATATAAGGCTGTCCCCAACACTCCACGAAAAGCGCAGAGTGTGAGAACTGTGACCTTGTGAATGCCTTTATAAGTTTCGGGATTAATCGTTTGCCTGAGCAATGTAGTATGTCTCCTGTCTTAAGCATTATCAACTTCTGTTACAAGTGCATTAATCAATGCTGAATTTACTTCTGAGTAGTCTACTCTAAAATGATTACCTTGATTATCTGAATAGTCTACAAAAAGACCATTAAAAATATTAATAGTTCGATAATCTAAAGCTGCGTTGCTATCTACAGGCTTCAAAGAATAAATGTTATCTACTACAGGTTGAACACCTGAAAGTTCAGTAGATGCGACTTTTTTATTTTCTGTGTCGGATATTACTTGAGTTTCTCCGTAGCCGAATATGTGTAATGTGTTAAATGCCATGATCTATAATTATGCGTAAATTACTTCTGTTGTTTCTATTACAGCAGTCCATTGAATGTTTGTTGCTGCTGCACCTGTTACTTGTACCTGTAGACCTCCGTTAGTTGTATCTGCTGCAAGTGTTGGTGTACCCCATGCTGGTGTATTTTGAACCAATGTAACATTTGAGATCAATAGTGTTGTACTTGCTGCGTTAGCACCTCTTACAATTAATCCATCAACATCCCATGCAGATGCATTTGTCGAACCTGACTGCTTTCCTATAATTGTACCTTTAAATCTATAAGCCGATTGATTAGATAAAATTACTTGATTGTTAGTAGATGCTGCACCTCCCAAATAACCTTGAACTAATGTTACTGCTGTGGCATTAGTTGTCCTTGCTCCTATAAAAAATAATGATTTTTGACAATCACCATTAGCACCTGCATGTGTAGATCCAAATGCTACACGACCACGCACACCATTTACTGTAGAATAATAACCGAGTGCCGTTGAATTTTCTGCATTAGCAATATTTGTATTACCCATAGCAATAGATTGAGCGCCACTTGCAGAGTTTCCACTTCCCATAGATACAGAACAATCGCCACTTGCAACATTATTATAACCTAAACTTGAAGAATAATTTCCGCTTGCAGTACCTGCTTGACCTGATTTAAAAGATGCAGAACCACTTGCAGTACCTCCATAACCAGTATTAAAAGAACCAAGACCTCCACTTGCTGTAGTTTCAACTCCTAATGCTGTTGAATAAGAACCACTTGCTATATTACTTTTACCTGCAGCAAAAGACCATTGACCACTTGCCACTTGAGTAGATAAATTCCTTTCAGTTTGCAAATCTACTGCATTTAATCCACGTTTATTACCACCAGTAGCTGTTCCATCAGGAATATCTAACATAAATGCCCCACTTCCTTTTGGTACTATTGCCACATCAACATTCGTTGTACTTCCTGCTGCGGTTAAACTATCTACATATACCGTATTGTTTGGTGAAGTAGTTGCTTCTGCTTCTGTGAATTTTGTTAAACCACCTGCTGCAGGAGTTGCCCAAGTCCCATCACCACGTAAAAAAGTTGTTGTGTTGTTTGGTGCTTTAGGTACAAATCCGTGTTTTGTTGTGCTAACGTTATTTGTTGTAATATCACTTAGAGAAAGATCAGAGTCTTTAACTGTATCATATGCTCCAGTTCCATCCAAAAATTGTGTAGCATCATTCGGTGCTTTAGGTGCAAATCCATGTTTAGACGTGCTTACATCGTTTGTAGTGATGTCTGTAGTTGTCATGTTAGCATCTGTTACTAATGCTTTAATGTTTGCCCCTGTAACACTTTTAGAAGTGTATGTACCACCACCTGCACTTTCAGATATTGCAACAATGTCCGTGTCTGCAATGGTAGCACCTTTTGCGGTTAATTCGCTAAACTTTTTTTCTGCCATTTTTTATTATTTATCGTTCGTCAATTGTATCTCCCCACCATGTGGTATCGTAAACTTCGCCCCAACCTGCAAGGTCAACACTTGCACTTTGAGTGATTAGAAAATCATCACTTTCTGTTTCTAATAAAAAAGTTGATGACTCATCCTTAAAGTTATCGCCTTCTTCGTTAGCCTTTCCGTATCCTATAAGGTTACTTACTGCTGATCCCCATCCAATGCTATTTGCCATCTTTAATAGTGCTTAAAAAGATTTGCAACTTAATTATATTTTCTTGTTTAGGTTTGTACGCCATATCTATATAAACCAACCAATGTTATTATTGTTACTATCGGGAAATACATCCCCTGCTCCGTTTGAGTTGTACTCAGGGAAATCAATGCTATTATTCGCTAAGAAATCAAGCAACCTTTCCGTGTATTGCTGTGCTAATATCCTCTCTTTAGAAATAAGGCTGTCAATCTCTTCTTTGGTAGCTGTGTCCGAGTTTTCGGAGTTATGTCTGTAAACGCCTTTATTTGATATTGTATAAGCTGTATTAGGCAATAACTCAACCATTGCGTAATGAATCAAACAAGGCTTCACGTAGTCTACTAATAAAGTCTTATAGTCAGTATTTCCGACATCGTCAACGTCACCATCTACAATCAATTGCTTGAGTTTATTGAAAAGCTGTGTACCTAAGTAGTTTTGGATATGTATGTCCTGCGCTATTTTGATGCAAAACATGAACTTATCAGGATCAAGGTTTCCGTTTAGCGCTGTAAATTTTACTAAGTCGTTACGTGTTATGAGTAGTGCTTCCATGTTTATTTAGGTAAAAATCCTTGGTTTGGCATATCTATTGGTCGTTGATATACTTTCTTATCGTTTACAGGTGCTATATATCCTTCTTTTCGTTGCTGTGCAGGTGTTACGGTTTTAGCTAAAGGTGAAGTTAAATCAGTTCCTTTTCTTCTATATGTTTCACGCTGCCAAGCATGATGGCATGCACCCCCTCCTTTATATAACCAAACCGAATATTTATCCGAACCTTTAGGACCAAAACCTTCATTAACTACTTGGTCCCCCATAGCAATAATATCTTCTTTACGATATAGCTTGTTAGCTTTAATCATTGCCTTACAGAAAGGTCTTGATTTATCACTTATTTCACCAATATATCTGTATCGTGTTCTAAACACTTCATTGTCTTGTTCTGAGTTTCTTTTTGCGTATGCTGTACCTGTTTTAACAAGGCTAACTATTCTACTCATTAATGTAGGCTTATTTGCGCTATCAATGAGTTTATCATAGTCCTCCTCCATGTCATAGTCAACAACACGTGAATCTATCAATTCCCATTGGTCCAAATCAATATCCTCTCCGTATTGGTCCACATCTAATTTATCAATGGCGCTCAGTTGTGCAGGTGCTAAGTCGCTACCTCCTTGCTCTGGTGCTAATCCTACCAATGCACGAATTTCGTTTGGTGTCATGGATTCAAGAACTTTATTAGCAACCAATGGAGAAAGTGAGTTTATTCCTTCAATTACTTTGCTTCCTTCAGTATTGGTTAAGTCTCCTTCTGCATCTAATGGATTAAGACCTTCAAACTTCAAGTCTAAACTTATTCCATTATAAGCTAAGATTCTATCAAATGCATCAATCAAAAGCTCTTGAATTGGTTTAATTACCATGTTCTCAAACAAAATTGCCGAGTTTCTTAACTCATCAGCATTAGAACTAAAGCCATTTGTTGATGCAATACCAAATAATAATGGAGATGTAACGTTATGAGCTAACATTAGCTTTCTCATGCACTCATCACTTAGGTACTGATATTGTTCCGCAGCATCGTTTAACGGAATATCGTCTACGGTTGTTTTCTCAGTCTCGTTATTGTTAAACGCAACAATAACTTTTTGACCTCTTGATCCTGTTAACTTACCTAATACCTTAGAACTAATGATTTGTTGTTGTTCTTCACTTGGTACGCCCGAATTGAAGTTCACCACTTTAGTTCCTGAGAAACCATTTTGAACCTCATTTACTAAATAGTCTGCAATCTCTTCTTCAAGTGTTGCATAAGGTAAAGCACCTAAATAATCAGGATATGCGTAATACTTCATCCCTACCGAATAAGGCATGATGTAAAGTATTTCTATTTGCTCATTTGAGTAACCAAATGCCGGGATTCTTTTAGGCGCATACTTTTTTACGTCGCTCCAATTGTCCGAGTAGTAATAGCCTTCAATCTCTCCGTCTTTATTGCACTTTTCCGCACGTATAAGGTTAACAGGGATATGATATACCTTCTGTATTTTTTTACGGTCTTTAGTGTAGTGTATTTGCATGGCAGCATTGCCTAACATTTTAAAGTCCTTTACTACTTTTCGTATATCCTCCTTGTTGAGCATTGCCATCATTTGTGCATACTCGTTAGGTTTACGTGATGCATCTGTAGCACTTAACCCTTTGCCATAAACAAGTCTTGAAATGTTGTTTATAATGGCGTTATTTGTTGGGCTGTTCGTGTATCTGTCTATTAAAAAACTGAAATAGTCATTGCTCTCACCATACTCTACCCATTCGTCACGTTTAGACTCTTGGATCATTGGCGTTTCGTAAGCAGCCAAGTTTAAAATGTGTACGTTACTCATATACTATGAAATCGTTATTGCTTGTGTAATTAATGTATTGACCTGTATTCAAGGAGTAGGTAGGTATAGATTGATTAGTGCAGAAAATCTTGTCTTTAAACAAGTCAACTGATCCATCTTTTATCACCAATGAATAGAATCTATTTTCTACCAGCGTAAACACCGCTGTAATCGTATCAAAATAATCTCCTTGCGTGCTTGTGAAAGTCGTTATTGTTTGAACGTCACCTGTCTGTTCATCCGTAATAACAAGCGTATCATATCCTCCTGATCGTGGAATGAAATTAATTGTTTGGTTAGATGCACTTTCCTGAAGTATAATCATAACTATTAAACTTGCTTACCTATATTTTGTTTCATAAAAAAAGGGAGTTGTTACACTCCCCTCTTTCGATAACCTATAATTAACCTATGAAGTTACTATTGTAGCTGAACTAAACAAAGTTGCTAAACCTGCATCAGTAGAACAATTCAAGAAGTTCGCTGGAATGTTCTCTTGAGCAGTAAATGTCAAAGAATATCCGTTCATGTCACCCATTTGAACACCACTTGAAATTGTACCTGCTGTTAAGTCTGCACCTCTTTCTAATCCCATCAAGAAGTATTGGTTAGAACGTGTTTTCACCACGATGTGAGGTCTCCCAAAGCTAAGTAGCTTCACTGTTTTGTGAGTCGCAGCATCCTGCTTTTTCAATTGGATAGTCAAAGTTTGCTCAACAAAAGTAGTTCCATTTTCTCTTGAAGAATTGATTGCTTGTTCAAAAGAGTTTGCACCTTTCAATTCATACTTGTAAAGTGAAGAAACTCCGTTAATGTCATCAATCATGTCCGTGTTAGTAACGTTATACGTCACGTCCGTTTCAGCGTTGTAGTCGCCATAGTTGATGAAGAAGATCGCATCTAAACCCGAAACCGAATCTTTACATTGCTCTAATCTTCCGTTTGCTATATCACAGCTCATATCTTATATTTTTAAATTGTTTATATAAAAAAAGGTGGTGTTTTTTGCACCACCCCTTCGTTAGTTATAGTTGATATTAGTTAGCAGAGTTTGTAATTCCGTAAGTAACCATATCCTCAGCGAAACCGTAGTTAGCTGTTGCACGGAATCTCATGATTACTCGAAAATTTTGTGAACCAACCAAATCACTCATATCCAAAACCTTAACTTCATTCATATCAGAAAGTAAAGAAGTCGCAAAGTGTAAGTTTGAAGTTGGAGTTGCAATTGCAGTTCCTGCAGCAAGACCATTAGCCATGAATACAGGTACACCATCAAATACTAAATCACCCAATACTTGGTTTGTTCCTTTGTTATCGTATCCGTTAGCACCTACTCCAGAAGCGAAACCGCCCAACGCTCTAACGTATGCTTTATACATATTTTGAGAAAGGTACAATTTCAAATCAGGCTGTCCGTACAAACGTGCAGGAATTGCATCGATTATCTTTCCTAGCTCCGTAATTATTGTACTCGCCGATACTGCAGCCCCAGCAACCTCTTGTGCAGCAGGTAAAGCAGCATCAGCAGCGATCAAAGTAGATATACCATCAAATTGTCCTGCAGTTGCGTTAACACCTGTCCAAATAGTTGATTCCATTGAAGCAGCAACTTTCTCAGCTACATATGCAATTAAGAAATCATTTAATGATTTTGGAATAGATGAAAATGCAGAGTAACCTAACTCAGCCGCTTGCCATGAGCTAACAAACGTTTTTTTGCACAATTGTAAATTAACTTGAAATTCTTCAGGGTTTAAGACTCTTTCAGTTAAAGTGATTGTTGAAGTAGGATCGAAGTCGCAAGTGGAGTTTTTGATAATGTCATCAGTTGCGAATCGTTGAATTACCTCCTTATACACGATATTCGGATGGATAGTCATCCCTCCCTTTTCTAAAGTTGGTGCAGACAATAAAGCTGCAGCAATGTACTTCCCAGCAAATTCCCCCGAATACGAGGTAGTAATTGAAGTTGTCGTTGCCATAATTAATTGATTTTTAGTTGTTTATGAATTTATTTATTTAGTTTTTCTAAGATTGCATCCATTGTTGAACGTGGACGTTTAGAAGCAAATTTGAAACCTTCTACTTCGTTTGTTCTTTCCGGATTGAATGTGATTGGTTTTACCTCTTCAAGTTCAACCTCTGTTGTAGTCGTTGCAGTTGTTTCCTCAGTAACCTCAGCAGTAACCTCTTTAGGAGTAGTTGCGCTAAGCGTTTCCAATTTAGATTTAAGTTCTTCATTTTCGATTTTTAACTTTTCCATTTCAGCAAAGAAAGTTTCCTTAATGATTGACTCAACTGTCTTTTTTGCAGTTGGTGCAACCTCTGCTTCTGCTTCTACAGGAATCTCTGCTTCTGGTTGTTCCATTGGCGCTTCTTCTTCTTGTGCAGGCGCTTCTTTAATCTCTGCGATTAAACCCTCTTGTTGCACTACAAGGATCTTCCCATCCTCAAGTTCATACTCTCCAACAGGCAATGCGATTTTTTGATCCTCAGCCAAAACAAATACTTCTGCACCTGCTTCAAACATTTCAGCTTCCAATACCGTTACTCCATCGGATAGCTTCATTGTAGCTAATTTCACTTCCATTCCTAAAAGTGTTTTAACTTGGTTTACTATTTCTTTTGCGTTCATACTATTTTTCTTTTAAAAACTTAACTCTTTTTTATCTGTTACATTTTTAGTTGCTCACGCTTACAATTGTGCGTGGTGCATTCGTGTTTGTAACGTTTGATACTCCTTGTCCTTCAGTTGCTCCTACACCTTGTTGTGATAGTTCACCCTGACAGCACTCTTTTGAGTATGTTCCATCTTTACATAGGCATCCACGATTACCGCCTACTGGACTTGTTGTTTTTCTTTTAGCCATAATTATTGAATTAAAATGTTTCCGATTTGATTGGTAAATGACTTGAACTTGTTGTAATCAATCAAGCTGTCATTCTTGCATTTAACGAAGTCTAAACCTATGTAAGCTACAAAGTTTCCATCATTGAAATAAGGTGCTATCACTACTGATTTTACCCCTTGTCTCTGTAGTTGTAGTTTAGTGGTATGTTCTTCTATATCGTT